GAAAAATATGATGTCTTGTCTGCAATGACAGACAAGTTAGATGACATGGAGACTAAACTCAACGAGCAAATCGAAAAGAACATTGGTTTAAACAAGAGACTCGGTGAGTCTGTTGCAACCAGTATCCTTGGCGATGTATCCGAAGGTCTTGCACAGACCCAGAAAGAAAAGCTTGCCTCACTTGCCGAAGGTGTAGAGTTTGAAAGTGAAGAATCGTTCAAAGAGAAACTGACCACCCTGAGAGAATCGTATTTCTCTGAAACTAAGTCAGTACCTCAATCATCCGCTGATACAATTTCTGAGGGTGTTGATCACACCGAGGCACCTAGTGCTGGTGGTATGACATCTTATATGGATATTCTCAGCAAGATGAATACTAAGTGAATTTAACATTAATTTAAACTTTTAACTTTTAGGTAAATCCAATGTTCCAATCTGAGCATCTGGTAGAAAAGTGGAAGCCCCTTCTGGATCATGACGGTGGTATCACCGACAATCACAGAAGATCTGTAACCGCAATTCTGCTCGAAAACCAAGAAAAATTCCTCAAAGAGGAAGCAGCGTTCTCGTCAGGCACGTCCCTGATGGAAACCCCATCAATCAACACCAACAGCAGCACCACAGCTGCCGGTTTTAGCGCAGACGCTGCCGCCACTGGTCCTGTTGCTGGTTTCGACCCCGTTCTGATCTCCTTGATCAGACGCGCAATGCCTAACTTGGTCGCATATGACCTTGCAGGCGTTCAACCGATGAACGGTCCTACTGGACTGATCTTCGCAATGCGCTCCCGCTACGCCGCTCCTGGCACCCCAGGAATGAGTGGTAAGGAAGCATTCTATGACGAAGCTGATACCGCATTCTCCGGTCAGAATCATGGCTTCGGTAACCAAGACTACTTCTCTGACGTAGCCGCCGGTTTCGGTACTACTTCACAGTCTGGACCCAACCCTTCTGCTCTTAACCCTGTATCTGCCGGTTCTTCCGCTAGTTACAACGTTGGTCAGGGCATGGGCACCGCCGATGCAGAAGCACTTAACACCAAGGCTGGTGCTGAGGCTTTCAACGAAATGGCATTCTCGATCGAGAAAGTCACCGTAACCGCCAAGTCACGTGCTCTGAAAGCAGAGTATTCCTTGGAACTGGCACAAGACCTTAAAGCAATTCATGGTCTTAACGCCGAGGCTGAACTCGCCAACATTCTCTCCACTGAGATTCTTGCTGAGATCAACCGTGAAGTCATCCGCTCGATCTACAAGGTCGCAGAAGTGGGTGCAACCGTCAACACCGCAACCGCTGGTGAGTTCAACCTTGATGTTGACTCCAATGGTCGTTGGTCTGTTGAGAAGTTCAAGGGTCTTCTCTTCCAAATCGAGCGTGATGCTAACGCAATCGCACAAAGAACTCGTCGCGGAAAGGGCAACATCATCATGACCAGTGCCGACGTTGCGTCTGCTCTGACCATGGCTGGTGTGCTTGATTACACCCCTGCGCTCAACGCAAACCTCAACGTTGATGATACCGGCAACACCTTTGCTGGCACCATCAATGGTAAGTATAGAGTCTACATTGACCCCTATGCTGCTAACGTTGCTGCTAACCAGTATTACGTCGTAGGTTACAAGGGTTCTTCCCCTTATGACGCTGGTCTGTTCTACTGTCCTTACGTTCCTCTCCAAATGGTTCGCGCCGTTGGTGAGAACTCCTTCCAGCCCAAGATTGGCTTCAAGACCCGTTATGGTCTCGTTGCTAACCCATTCGCTGAGGGAACAAACCAGGGTCTCGGTAACCTTAATCCTTCTGCTAACCGCTACTATCGTCGCGTCAAGGTCACGAACCTGATGTGATATATACTTCCGTGTGAAGGAAGTGCAAGAGGGGGTCTTCGGACCCCCTTTTTTTGTCTAAATAAGTTGTATGAATGAATGATATGCTATCGACTGCTTATCGCCTTCGGCTAGAATCAATCTGTGAAAAAATTATTAGTGATGAAGATGTTAGTTTGGATGATATGATTTGGGCAAACAAACTAGCAAAAGCAAATACAACTGCCAATGAGATGATAAAAATGGCAAGACGCCAAGCATCTCAAAGTATCGAAGAAGGTAGTGCAGATGATTTTCTGAATAGGATGGGATTAGGTGATCCCGACCCATCCAATCATAAAACGGGATTTAGTAGTGCTGATGATATAGCGGATTGGTTTACACACGAAAAAACAGATGATTGGAGACAAAGAGATTAATGGCACGTTCCATCTATGATAAACAGATTGAGAATAGAAACTACTTATCACCAACTGGATTTAATTTTACAATCCAACGTTGTCCAAAGGTAAGTTTCTTTTCCAACTCTGCACAAATTCCAGGTATTGATCTTGGTGTTGCTATACAACCCAATTATCTAAATGATATTCCAAGACCAGGAGATAAATTAAATTTCTCTGATTTTACTCTTAGATTTTTGATTGATGAAGATCTAAAAAATTACATGCAGATTCAAAACTGGATGAGAGGTCTTGGATTTCCAGAGAGTCTTCAAGAAATTTATAACGAAGGTTCACGAGCAAGAGAATTATATAAGGGAGAGTTTAGTGGAGAAGAACTTTTTTACTCTGATGCAACGTTAGAAGTTCTTAACAGCACATTGAATCCTCAGTTTCTAGTTAAGTTTAGTGGAATGTTTCCAACATCCTTGACAACTCTTGACTTTGATGCTACCCCGACTGACGTTGACTACTTTACAGCAGAGGTCACTTTCAAGTATACTGTCTATAATATCACTGACTTAGCTGGCAATCCTTTATGAATTTAGAAACTATACAATGCATGTGGGAAAAAGACTCACAACTTGATAAAGATAACTTACACGATGAATCTTTGAAAATTCCTTCTCTTCATGCGAAGTATCATGAGTTGTTTAACAACACTCTTTTATTGATGAAGAAGGCAGAGCAACAGAGAAAAAATATTCGTCACGAACGGTATGAATACTTTTCTGGAAAGTCAGACCCTGAGGTCTATGTAGAGAATCCCTTTCCAAAAAAGATACGTGACAAAGATACGATGCAAAAATATATGGATGCTGATGAAAAATTAAGTCAGATCAATCTCAAAATTGACTACTATGAAACTCAACTAAATTATATTGAGAGCATTCTTAAACAGATAAACAATAGAACTTACCAAATTAAGAATGCGATTGAATGGCAAAAATTCATCGCTGGTTATGGTTGAACTTAGTATTGAAAAAAAGAACGAAGTATTTTTAAGAATACAAGCAGATCCTCATGTATATCAGGAACTCTCTGATGAGTTTACTTTTGAGGTTCCTGGTGCAAAATTCATGCCACAATACAGGAACAAGTATTGGGATGGAAAAATTCGTTTATTCTCTACGGCAACAGGAGAAATCTACGTTGGATTGTTAGACAAACTTATATCATTTTGCAAACGCTACGGATATGAATATAAGTTTGTTGATAATAAATTTTTTGGTACACCCTTTGAAGTGAATGAGACTATCTCATATGAGGGTGTAAAAGATTATATCAAGTCGATCGCGGTCTACGAGCCACGACCACACCAAGTCGAGGGAGTATACGATGCTCTAAGACACAACCGAAGACTATTGATATCTCCCACTGCATCAGGCAAATCTCTGATGATTTATTCTCTTTGTAGGTATTATGTAGAGCACAAGAAAAATATTCTGGTAGTTGTTCCCACGACCAGTCTGGTAGAGCAGATGTATAAGGACTTTGAGGAATATGGGTGGGAGGCAGAGACTTATTGTCACCGCATCTACTCTGGGCGCGAAAAGACGGATAGTCGGCCAATTGTAATTACCACGTGGCAATCTATTTATAAATTAGATCGTAAATGGTTTGAAAGATTTGAAGTTGTAATCGGTGACGAAGCACATCTATTTAAATCAAAGTCACTGGTTCAGATCATGACTAAGATGCATACTGCCAAGCATAGATTTGGATTTACTGGAACACTTGACGGCACACAGACGCATAAATGGGTGTTAGAGGGATTGTTTGGACCTTCATATAAAATTATCAGAACAGAAGAATTGATGGAGAAAGGTTATCTTTCTAAGTTAGATATTAATTGTGTTCTCTTAAAACATTCTCCACAAAAATTTGAGACATTTGAAGACGAAGTTCAATATATTATTACTCATGAACAAAGAAATAACTTTGTTACTAATCTTGCTTTGGATCTAAAAGGAAATACTCTTATCTTATATTCAAGAGTTGAGTCCCACGGAGCAGTCCTTTATGATAAAATAAATAATAAAAAAACAAGTGAAAACAGAAAGGTATTCTTTGTCCATGGCGGAGTAAATGCCTCTGAGCGTGAACTAGTTAGGGAAATTACAGAACAAGAAAACAACGCTATCATCGTTGCCTCTTATGGAACTTTTTCTACTGGTATCAATATTAAAAATCTCCATAATGTTATCTTCGCCTCTCCAAGTAAGTCTAGGATCAGAAACTTACAAAGCATTGGACGAGTTCTTAGAAAGGGGAATAACAAAGTGAAAGCAGTTCTCTTTGATATCGCTGATGATTGCACTTACAGATCACAAAAAAACTATACTTTAAATCACCTAATTGAAAGAATTAAAATCTATAACGAAGAAAATTTTAATTATGAAATTATCACAGTTAACTTAAAATAATTATGGAAGACGACTTTTTTGCATCAGTAAAATTAATTTCAGGAGAAGAAATATTCTCTAAGGTTTCTGTCTGCGAAGAAGATGATAGAACTTTATTAGTGTTATCAAATCCAGTTACACTTGAAGAAGTTAAATTAAAAAAATGGGGAACTGTTGGATACAAAGTAGAACCATGGTTAAAAACATCTTCTGATGATATGTTCGTAATTAATTTTGATAGGGTTCTTACAATTAGTGAAAGTGATAATCTAGAAGTTATTAATGTTTACTTACAATATATTAGAGATAGTGCTTTTGATCCATCTAGCAGTAGAGAGTCTTTAAATAGAGAAATGGGCTATATATCTAGTGTGATAGATGCCAAAGAGGTACTAGAAAAACTCTATAAGCTATGAGTTCTCTTCAACCCTAACAAAGGTATTCTACACATATTTCAGAGTCTTGTCAAGCTCTGAAAGTATGCTATAATATTATTAATTGTTATGGTATGAACCATGCTTATAACTAACATGCCTAAGACACGTAAAAGATCTGAGCACTACGTTAATAATAAAGAGTTTCTTGCAGCAATCATTGATTACAAAGATCAGATTGTTATAGCAAAAAATAGAGATCTGCCCAAACCACGTATTCCAAATTATATTGGTGAGTGCTTCTTAAAGATTGCAACTCATCTATCATACAAACCAAACTTTGTCAACTATATGTTCAAAGATGACATGGTTTGTGATGGTATTGAAAATTGTATTCAATATATTAATAATTTTAATCCAGAAAAGTCACAGAATCCTTTCGCATACTTTACTCAGATTATTCACTACGCTTTTCTGAGACGGATTCAGAGAGAGAAAAAACAGATGGAGATCAAGAACAAGATTCTTGAACGCTCTGGGTTTGACGAGGTGTTTGTCGATAACAACACCCTTGACGGAAACAACTATTCCAACTATAATAGCATCAAGGATAACGTACACATTAAACTTCGTTCGTGACTGTTGCTATTATCACTGATCAGCACTTCGGTGCTCGTAAGAATTCAAAACTCTTTCATGATTATTTTTTAAAATTTTATAATGAGATATTCTTTCCAAAGTTAGTTGAAGAGAATATCAAAACTGTAATTGATATGGGAGACACGTTTGATAATCGAACGGGGATTAATTATTCTGCCTTAGCATGGGCCAAGGATAATTATTATGATCGTCTCAGAGACATGGGTATTAAAGTATATACTATTGTTGGTAATCATACTGCCTACTATAAAAATACTAATAGTATCAATGCAGTAGACCTTCTTCTTCGTGAGTATGATAATGTTGAAGTCATATCAGAATATAGAGAAATTAATATTGAAGGTCTTAAAATAGCTATTGTTCCTTGGATTAACTCTGAGAATCAAGAGTCAACATATTCATCACTTAAAAAATCAAAGTGTCCTATTGTAATGGGTCACCTTGAACTTCAAGGATTCTATGCCAATAAAATGCACCTAATGGAGCATGGTCATGATAGACATCCATATAAGAAATTTGAAAAAGTTTACTCAGGACACTATCATCATAGAAGTGAGGAAGATAATATTCACTATCTTGGTAATCCATATGAAATCTACTGGAATGATCTAGAAGATGTTCGTGGGTTTCACCTCTTTGATACTAAAACCAAAGAACACACTCCAGTTGATAATCCATTTAAGATGTTTTATCGACTGTACTATGATGATAATCCAGCAGCTCTATTGGATTCTAGTGAGTATAAAGATAAGATTGTAAAACTTATTGTACGCAAAAAGACAAACCCCAAAGAGTTTGAAAAGTATGTTGACAAATTCATGGACTCTGGTGTCTTTGATTTAAAGGTTGTCGAGAATTTTGCTTTTAATGAAGGTGAAGATTTTAATATTGAGCAATCAGAAGATACCCTTTCTATTCTGAGTAGATACCTTGATGAGTCTGAGACTGATATAGATAAAGTAGCAGTTAAAAAAATTATTAAAAACATCTATCAAGAAGCATGTGAGGTAGTGTAGTGTTTGTCCTCACCGCCTATGGAAAAGAAGATGAAGGCGCGTACTCCGTAGCAAATGAGGATGGAGATCGCGTCATATATCTCTTTGATGAGGAGGATGACGCCACAAGGTATGCTATGATGTTGGAGGTGGAAGATTCCCCATCAATGAAAGTTGTAGAAATAGACCCAGATATGATGGTAAAGGCTTGTGAATTTTCTTCTACTCGCTATGCAATCATTGGCAAAAATGACATTGTAATTCCACCACAAACTCCATTTCATGATAACGTTTAAGACTATTAGATGGAAAAACTTCCTATCCACAGGTAATCAATGGACAGAAGTTCAGTTGAATGAGAATAAAAATACGATGATTATTGGAACTAATGGTTCTGGTAAGTCTACAATTCTTGATGCGTTGACATTTTCTCTATTCAATAAACCATTTCGTAAAATTAATAAACCACAACTTATCAATACTGTCAATGAGAAAGATTGTGTTGTTGAAGTAGAATTTAATATCAAAAATAAAGAGTATAAAATTGTACGTGGATTGAAACCTGCAAAGTTTGAAGTGTGGGTAGATGGTGAAGTGCAGGATCAAGATGCATCAGCAAACGATCAGCAGAAAAAACTAGAACAAAATATTCTTAAATTAAACTTTAAGTCTTTTACACAGATTGTAATTCTAGGCAGTTCTACCTTTGTCCCGTTTATGCAACTTCCCTCAGCACATCGTAGGGAAGTTATTGAAGATTTGTTAGACATTAAAATTTTTTCTTCTATGAATAGTTTGATCAAAGATAAGATTAGAGCTATTAGAGATGATGTTAGAACTCTTGAATTGAAGAGAGATTCTGTTAAAGATAAACTCAAAATGCAAAGAGAATTTATTGAGCAAATTGAGAGGTCTAGTAAAAATGATATCGCAGAAAAGAAAGATCAAATAAAAATAATTGCATCGGAGGCAAGTCATTATATTTGTGACAACACAAAGATACTTGAAGAGATTGATGATATAGAAAGAGCAAACATTAAATGGGAACCAACTACAAAAAATAAACTCAATAATCTTCGTGTAAAAATTAATAATAAGAATGAGAATACTAATAAAGAATTAGAATTTTTCAATAGTAATACGGTATGCCCCACATGCACTCAGGATATCGAGGAAGATTTTAGATTAAATAGAATTGAGAATCTTGTTACTTCAATAGAAGAATTCAATTTAGGTTTAGTTGATCTAGACTCTAAAATTGGTGAGGAGCAACTAAAAGAATCTCAATACAACAAACTCTCTCAGGAGGTATCTACCCTAAACAATGAAGTTTCTAAAAACACTATTCGGGTTTCAGGATTACAACGTCAGTGCCGAGACTTGGAATCGGAAATTCAAAGAATTACCGATCAATTGGCGAACAGAAATTCTGAACACGAAAAATTAAATGAGTTTAATGAAACTTTACAGGGGACGTATGAAGATCTAGCAACTAAAACTGAATCAATAAAGAATCACGATTTCGCTTACTCCTTATTGAAGGATGGGGGAGTTAAAACTAAAATTATTAAACAGTACCTCCCCCTAATCAACAAACAAGTTAATCGTTATCTTCAAATGATGGACTTCTTTATCAACTTTACTCTTGATGAAGAATTCAATGAGACAGTTCAATCACCAATACATGACAATTTCTCATATGCTTCTTTTAGTGAAGGAGAAAAAATGAGAATTGACTTATCATTACTTTTTACTTGGCGTGAGGTTGCTGCATTTAAAAATTCTATTAGCACAAATCTTTTGATTATGGATGAGGTGTTTGATAGTTCTCTCGATGGTCTTGGGACCGAAGAGTTTTTGAAAATCATCCGGTACGTCATTAAAGGTGCTAATGTATTCATCATATCCCATAAAGAATCTTTGTTTGATAAGTTTGAAAATGTGCTAAGATTCGAGAAAGTCAAAGGTTTTTCCCGCAAAGCACCATGAGAGAACAAATCCGCCGTCCAGTTGACATCTCCAAAGAATTCAAACAAAATGGTATGACGTTAATTACCCACCCTGCATCTGACAGGTATCTCAATGCATACTCCAAACTGGCAACATCACAGCAAGAAACAACAGAAGAGAAAACTCAAACCACAAGCGATGAGGGCAAGGCGTGAAGCACTGAGCCACTTTAAGAAGCGGTACACCAACCTCCCCAAGCGGGAGGTTTCGTCGTATTATGGGTACATACCTGAGAGAACTGCATGTCTGTCAACCTAGAAGTCAAGGGCACGGTAGCCAAACTCCTGGCACAAGAGAATCTGATTGTCGAACACAAGCATGTTGAGACAGCTCAGTTCAACGTAGATACCCGTGTTCTTACTCTCCCTGTATGGGAGCGTGCAAGCGAAGAGATCTTTGATCTTCTAGTTGCTCATGAGGTTGGACATGCCCTCTATACTCCTAATGTAGACCCTCCTAAGGATGTTCCACATGGATTTATTAACGTAGTGGAAGATGTTCGTATTGAAAAACTTATCAAACGTAGGTTTGCTGGTCTTTCTAAAACTTTCTACAAAGGATATCAAGAGTTTCATGATATGGACTTCTTCTCTACTGAGGGAGAAGATTTTACCAAGATGTCTCTTGCAGATCGTGTAAACCTACACTTCAAGGTTGGTCCTTTCCTCGGTATCAAGTTCTCTCTTGAAGAGCAACCAATCGTTCAATCTATTCAAAACTCTGAAACTTGGGAAGATGTCATCACTGCCGCGAAACTTCTCTACTTATTCGACAAAGAAAAAACTCAACAACCAAAGGAAGAAAATGACTCGGAGAGTGAGGAAATTACTTCGGAATCGGAGATGGGGGACAGCACTGATATGGACAATAGGGGTGATAGCAGTGATAACTCTGAGTCCGATCCTATTGATAACTGGGATAATTCTGATGAAAGTGATATGGATAGTAACGATTCTGATATTCGCCAGGATTCTACTGAGCCTTCTGTAAATACTGCTGAGTCTGAAAGTGGAGCAATCAGGAATCTTGCGAGTTTTGGTGGTAAGGAAAGTCGTTATGTTCAAATTCCTGATATTCCTATTGAAAAGGTTGTCATTCCCAACAAATCGATTGATGAGAGATTGAGTTTGTTTTGGGATATCATGTATCGTGATATTGATGATAGTTGCAATCCAATGATATATCTCAAAGAAACGTATGCAAAATATAAAAAGTCTGTTCAGAAAGAAGTAAATTATATGGTCAAAGAGTTTGAGTGTCGTAAGTCAGCAGAATCTTACTCACGTGCCTCAATCAGTAGAACCGGTGTATTGGATTGTGGTAAACTTCATACCTACAAATTCAATGAAGATTTATTCAAGAAAGTAACTACTATTCCTGATGGAAAAAATCATGGATTAGTTTTCATTCTTGATTGGTCAGGATCTATGGGAGGATGTCTTGAGGACACTGCAAAGCAATTGTTCAATCTTGCTTGGTTCTGTCGTAAGGTTAATATTCCTTTCCGTGTCTATGCATTTACAAACTGTTGGCATGAAGATGTTGAGGGTGAAAGACATCACAGTAGTTTGCTTGATGATCCTAAACCAAACGAATTGTGGATTGAAAAGAGTTTCCGTCTACTTGAATTTATGAATAGTGATTGTAATGCCATGGAATTTGAGAAGCAGTGTCTTAATTTTTGGTATCTATCCGTAGGATATCAACGAATGCATGTTCCTATGGGATTTGGTTTGAGTGGTACTCCTCTTAATGAAGTCATTTTGTGTCTTCATAATATTATTCCTGAGTTTAAATCTCAGAAGAGACTTCAAAAAGTTCATACTGTTATTCTGACTGATGGAGAATCTCAGTTCCTCACCTTTGGAAGAATGCGTACCACTTATCAAGGAGATGAAGTATGCGTTCCATCCTCACTTAATTTTAATGACAACGTTTATCTTCGTGATCCTGTTCTTCGGACAACTTACAAACTAGGAAAGTGGGATAGTGTAGATGATTTGATTAAAAACTTTACTGATAGAAATCCTGATGTAAATATTATTGGTATCAGACTGGCTAGCACCAATGAGTTTACTAAATTTCTGAAAAGAAAAATTGAAAATCCAAATCTGATTTCAAAATATGTCAAAACGTTCGTAAAACAAAAATCTGCTGCTGTTGATGTCCCTGCTTACGCTAAGATGTTTGTGATGAATCAATCCAATATGCATAACACTGTTGATTTTGACGTTGCTGAGGGTGCGAACAAGGCGACCATTCGTGCTGCCTTCAAAAAATCATTGACAAAATCCAAGTTTAATCGTAAAATTCTATCAGAGTTCGTGGAGTTAGTTGCGTGAACATTTTTGTGACTGACCCTAGTCCCTGGCAATCTGCCATGGTTCTTCCTGATAAACACATTGTCAAGATGCCATTAGAGACCTGTCAGATGCTTGCTATTGTATGCTCTGACAAATGGGGTCATGGGTTTGGTAGTCTTCCCAGAGCAGATGGTACTCCCTATGCTACTGAGAAGGGTGCTTTTCGTAATCATCCCTGCACTAAATGGGCGAATGAGTTTGTGACCAATTGGCAATGGCTCCTTACTCATGGACTTGCTATGTGCGATGAGTACACTGCTCGCTATGGTAAGGTCCACACCTGTCAGAAGACCCTTCTAGCAGCAAAGGAGATACTTCCCACAGCAGATGTACAAGGTCGCAGTGGAAAGGATACAACACCCTTTGTCTTTGCAGGACCTGATGAGTTCAAGTATGATACTAGTATAGATATTTTTACTGCATATAAAATGTATATTTCTTCTAAACCTTGGGTAGCGAATAATTATCTTCGTATCCCAGATCGTAAACCGGAGTGGGTCTAATCAATGAAACATATTCTATTCACTCTCTATGATTGTGACAAGAACCTTCTTAATGATAGGATATACATTGAGAACGTTTTATACCAGACCTCAGTGAAATGTGGTGCCACTTGGTTAAATACAGTATCACATCAATTTACTCCTCAGGGGGTAACAGCTGTAACTCTGTTGGCAGAAAGTCATATTAGTATTCATACTTGGCCTGAAAAACAAATGGCAGTATGTGATATCTTTGTGTGTGGAGAGTGTGATCCCACAGTTGGGTATGAATTTATGATTGGAAAGTTCAATGCTGCCAAGACGGTTCACCATGAGTACATAAGACCGTTCGACGACAAACCCACTGTGACACTTCGGAAACCTAACTACCCACCGCCCCAAAGCAACCCATCCTCAGTTATAATTACGGAGTAAACGAATCAAACAGATGTCTCAATCCACAGAACACATTCTTGACAGTCTTCGCGATCTATACGGTAATGAGATTGTTGCTGCTGACGTTCGAGGATATTGCATGTCGAATGATATTTCATATCAGACAGTTACGAAACGTCTTGAAAGGTTCAGGGTAGGACGTGGTAAGTGGAACCTAACGCTACAACAAAAGTTGGAAAAAAGTTACCAAGCACCTCCCGCAATTCCTGCTGTTGATCAAAACCTTATCCCCGCAAAAGATGATACCTTCGTCAGCTTTGGTAACTTCGCTGATATTAAAAAAATTATTAAGTCCAATCTGTTTTATCCAACGTTCATCACGGGTCTTTCTGGTAATGGTAAAACGTTCGGAGTTGAGCAAGCGTGTGCAGCATTGGGTAGAGAACTCATCCGTGTCAATATCACAGTAGAAACCGATGAAGACGACCTTATTGGTGGGTTCCGCCTTATTAATGGCGAAACAGTATGGCACAACGGTCCAGTTATTGAAGCATTGGAACGCGGCGCAATCCTCCTTTTGGATGAAGTGGACCTTGCATCTAATAAAATTCTTTGCTTGCAGTCCATCCTTGAAGGTAAGGGAGTTTTCTTAAAGAAGATTGGTAAGTTTGTCTCTCCCAAAACAGGATTCAATGTAATTGCCACCGCAAACACAAAAGGTAAAGGTTCTGATGATGGACGTTTCATCGGTACTAATGTTTTGAATGAGGCATTTCTCGAACGATTCCCAGTAACGTTTGAGCAAGAGTATCCTACTGCTGTAACTGAACAAAAGATTCTTGGAAAGATCTGTAACGATATTGAGTTCTGCAAACGTCTTTGTGATTGGGCAGACATCATTCGTAAAACTTTCTATGATGGTGGTGTTGATGAATTGATTAGCACTCGCCGTCTAGTTCACATTGTTAATGCCTATGATATCTTTGAAGACAAAGCAAAATCAATCGAAGTATGTTTGAATCGTTTTGATGATGAAACCAAACAAGCTTTCATGGATCTCTATGATAAGGTTGACATCGACGTGCAGTTTGATGTAGAATCTGTATGACAAACTCTTGGTCCCTACTATATGATGCTATGAACTACAAAATTAATGAATTCGATTTCCCCGACACTGACACTTCTTCCAACATCTTTGAATACAACTTTGATGAAAATGGACCGGTAGCTGCTGGTCAAGTGTATCCCTCTTATTATGGTGAGGACGCTATCACTTTTGATTTTAGTCAAGATGAGGTAGGAGTTCCTGATCTCCCAACAACTAATAACAACAACAAAAGATGGAAGTACAATGAAGATGTAATCCTTAAAGAAGTTCGTGATTACTTGGGAATGACCTATCGTTCTCACTACACTTCAAAAGAGTCGAAGACTCAGACTCTTGATCTCATTGAAGGTATTGGTGATGCAGAACCATTCTGTCGATCCAATGCAATCAAATATCTTTCTCGCTTCGGTAAGAAAGATGGAAAGTCCAAACAGGACATCCTAAAAGCAATTCACTATTGCATCCTTCTATACCACTTCTCTGGTCTCTGTAATGACAACCCCCAACCGTATGAAACTTTCTGATTCAACTCTCTCACTGCTTAAAAATTTCAGTAACATTAATCAGTCTTTGTTGTTCAAGGAAGGCAATTCACTTCGCACTATCAGTGTGATGAAGAACATTCTTGCGGAGGCAACTATTGACGAAGAGTTTCCCAAAGACTTTGGTATCTATGATCTGAATCAGTTCCTAAACGGAATGCAACTACACAGGACTGTTCCTGATCTTGACTTTACTAATGAGAGTTATGTTGTAGTTCGGGAAGGAAAGTCACGATCAAAGTATTTCTTTGCTGATCCTAATGTCATCATCACACCTCCCGAGAAGTCTCTCACACTGCCCTCTGAGGACGTTTGTTTCGTGCTCAGTACACAAGACCTAGATCGTCTGCTTAAAGCAGCTGGTGTCTATCAGGTGCCTGATCTGTCTGCTATTGGCGGCAATGGTGTTGTCAAGATGGTGGCACGTGATAAGAAGAATGATACTTCCAATACCTATGAGATTGTAGTTGGTGAAACTACGGAAACGTTTGAATTCAACTTCAAGGTTGAAAACATCAAGGTAATTCCTGGTTCTTATGGAGTCGTTATCTCCAAGTCTGGTCTTGCAAAATTCACCAGTCAGGATCGTAACCTGACTTATTATATCGCTCTTGAACCTGATCTAACTTATGAGTCCTAAAAGTGATTTTCTTTGGGTCGAGAAATATCGCCCCAAAGAAGTTGATGATTGTATCCTCCCTGATTCTATCAAGAAGACATTCCAAGAATTTGTGAATGGGGGAGAGATTCCTAACTTATTGCTAGCAGGTCCTGCTGGTTGTGGTAAGACAACTATTGCCCGAGCTCTCTGTGAACAACTTGGGTGTGACTACATAATCATAAACGGATCTGATGAAGGAAGATTTCTGGACACAGTACGAAACCAGGCAAAGAACTTTGCTTCGACCGTTTCGCTTCAAGCAATTGGCGCAAAGCACAAAGTCATCATTATTGACGAAGCTGACAACACTACCCATGATGTACAGCTCCTCTTACGGGCAAATATTGAGGCGTTTTATAGCAACTGTCGATTCATCTTCACCTGTAATTACAAGAACAAAATTATCGAACCTCTCCACTCCCGATGCGCGGTGGTCGAGTTCGGAGTTACAAACAAACAAAAACCAGCAATCGCTGCCAAGTTCTTCAAAAGATTACAAACAATCTTGGATACGGAGAATATTGCATATGATCCAAAAGTCCTAATAGAACTTATCAATAAGCATTTCCCTGATTGGAGACGTGTTCTTAATGAGTGTCAACGGTATTCTACCGGAGGCAATATTGATACAGCAATTCTTGCACAATTTAGTGATGTAAACATCAATGAACTTATCAAAGTTCTTAAAGAGAAAAACTTTACGGAGGTTCGTAAGTGGGTCGTTTCTAATTTGGACAACGATCCTAGCGTATTACTGCGTCGTGTTTATGATGCTCTGGTGGAGTCCCTTGAAGGTCCTAGCATTGCTGCTGCTGTGCTGCTTATTGCTAAGTATCAATATCAAATTGCGTTCGTAGCTGATCAAGAGATAAATCTTATAGCAGCACTAACTGAAATTATGGTGGAGTGTGAATTCAAATGAAAAAGTATCTGTTTCTCCTTGGTGGTCTGACTCTGCTTGCCGCACCTGCTAACGCAATTACTTGGAAAGAGTTCTGGGAACCATTTGATGGTAATCAAGCCCATCATCACTATCATCCTCGTCCTAGGCGTCCTAAACCTCACTATCATCCTCGTCCTAAGGGTCCTAGTGTATGTCACAGGCATTTCCATTTTCATCAAGGATCTGGTATAATTCATGAGGATGGTAGACATTGCCATGGAAATGGTTACAGTCATCACGGTGAACATGATAGGCATCCCGTTTATGATACACCTGGTAGATACTATTTTTGATTATGAATTTAAATGAAAACTAAAATTAGAGCGCAAGTAAAGTCTAAGTGGTACTACATTTTCTGGGGCACTGCCACAATATCTGTGGTCCTTGGACAATTATATGTCGGTACTGGGTATCGTATTTTGCATAATGATGTGCAAGAATTATTCAACAAAGTTGATGGCGTTCTTCTTCATAAAAGTGATAAACCTAACTACCTATGAAATCTCTTAAAACACCACTTAGATATCCTGGTGGCAAGTCCCGTGCATGTAAAAAACTTGCACCACACTTCCCAGATCTTAGTAAGTATACTGAATATCGAGAACCATTTCTTGGTGGTGGATCAGTCGCAATTTATATCACACAAAGATACCCTAACTTAGATGTTTGGGTTAATGATCTGTACGAACCACTGACTAATTTTTGGACACAACTGAGAGACAATAGTGATGAAATTAAAAGACAGTTACAAGAACTTAAACAAAGGAACCCTGACCCCGTGTCGGCTAAATCCCTTTTCTTGGATTCAAAAGACTATCTCGGCAAAGACCCCGGAGGGTGTGACCTTACGGCTCGTGCTGTCGCTTTCTATATTGTCAACAAGTGCTCTTTTTCTGGTCTCTCTGAGTCCTCATCCTTTTCTGCCCAAGCATCTGACTCCAACTTCTCAGCAAGGGGTATTGAGAAGTTGCCCTTCTACGGGCAACTAATTAGAAAGTGGAAGATTACTAATAAGTCTTACGAACAACTTCTTCCTGAGAGGGATAATATTTTTACCTATCTAGATCCCCCATATGAAATTGGAAGCAACCTGTATGGAAGGAAGGGAAATATGCATAATGGATTTAATCATGATAATTTTGCTACCATTTGTGATCGATTTACCAGTCCTCAACTCATATCTTATAATTCGTCCCAACTTATCAGAGAAAGATTCCAAAATTGGAAAGCAGCAGAATTTGAATTGACTTACACCATGCGTTCTGTTGGTGAGTATATGAAAGATCAAAAGGAACGTAAAGAACTTATCTTGATGAATTACTGAAAAATATGGAACTAAAAGATTGGATGAACTCTATAAATTACAATAAAGAGGACATCGCCACAAATGAAACAATTGGCTCTTACCCTCCATATATCGTCAATCGTTGTCTGTCTGGTCATGTTGACAGTATCATGTTCTCCAATGAGATGAATCTTAATCATCATCTCTCCAAAGACATGCAATATAAATTTTATCTAAATAGTCTGAGGAAAAGGAAGAGATTCTCTCCTTGGATTAAGAAAGATAAAGTACAAAACCTTGATATTGTTAAACAGTATTATGGTTATAGTAATGAGAAAGCATCTCAGGCACTAAAAATTTTATCTAAACAACAACTAGATTACATTAAACAACGACTTGATGTTGGAGGAATGAGATGAGTACCGTGAGAGAGCCTGA